TCCTCCTGTTGTTTCTGTCCGGTCGTTCACCAGATATATTTTGCCGTCTTTCTCATACAGCATTATTTCCCCTTTGACCGCTGCAAATGTCAGTTCTGCTTTCATTCCCTCTGATATACCGTATCTGTCGCCAACCAGAATGTATTTGCAGTTTTCAAGTATCTTCATTCCCGCTGCCATGCCCCGCACTCTTTCTTCTGGGTTTGTGTCGTCTGTGGCTTCCGTCAAGTATAAATGCACCGTGACCGGGATAAATCCGTTGTCCAGCGCTGCCCGTGTCAACTTCCGTGCATATTCCTTGTTGCGCTTTGTGTCGCCCCGGTATGGGCTGCACACATATAGCAAATCATTCAAGCGTTTTCACCTCTCAATCATCAAATTTCAATTCTTCTGCTGCTTCCGGCGGTTCTTCTTTTCTCTTCCATTCGTCAAGGTCAAGCAACTGCCCGCATTTGCTGCAATAGTTGAAGTCATTTGACACATGGAAGTAATAACCGTCTTCCCGGTCTTTCTTCATGTCCTTGTCGTATGCTGAAAACAAATGCTTTCCGCATACCGGGCAATAATAGCTGTTAAGATACCCCAGTTGTCCCGGCAATGTTGGGCATTCGCTTTTCTGGTGCTTTGGTTTTCTTGCTTTCCTTGCTGCCATGCTTTATCCCTCCGTTGCCGCCTTTATCAATCTTTGCTGTATTGCTTCAAAATCCAGCCGTAAGTCCCGCATATTCCAGTATGTACCACAACCCGTGCATTGTTCGTCCGTGTATGTGTACGGGCAGGCAGTGCAAATGTCTGTTTCCTCCTGTAATGTCTTTGCAACTGTTGCCAGTTGAAAAGCTATGCCCCAGAATTTCTTCAAGTCAATTTCTGAAATATCCACCGGGACTTCTGCTGCCTTTTCAATCTCTGCGTCGGTGACTTTGTATTTCTCTTTCAACGTGGTATACATCACCTGCGCTGTCTGCTGCTCCCCGCCTATGCCACGTTCTGCCAGTGCTTTTATTTTCACCAGCTTTGCAATGATTTTCTGTCTATCTTCCATCAGTCTTCTTCCTCCGGTTCTCCTATCAGTGCCGTTGGCGGTTTTCTCTTGTCCATAAAATTTGAATACCACGCAGCCTTTTTCAACATTCGCTTTTCTTCGTCTGTCCTCTCCGGCGCTTCTACGTCGTTTTCTTTATAGCAGCGTGCCGTTTCGTCTGGGTATAGGTCGTTGCCGCACCTAAACGCCACCAAGAACGCTTCCAGTTCTCTTTTCAATTCCTCTTTGTAGAAATTGTAAAGCAGTGTTATTTCTGCCGCTTCAATCTCTGTGCAGTCACAACCACGCTTCTTCCTGCGGCTGTATTTTCCAGTGTATATGTGGTAACTTGCGTCACCCGTCACCTTGTAGAAAATCCAGCGCAGCACCCTTTCTTCCAATTCGTCTGCATATCCGAACCAGTGAAGCGTCACTGCGTCCAGCATTATTTCTTCGTCTTCCAGTTCGTATCTGGCTTTTAAGTCCTCATACATTCGCATTGCGGTTTCTTTTTCACCGCCCACGCCACGTTCTGCAAGGGCTTTTATTTTCTTTAGCTTTGCAGCTATCTTGTCACGTTGTATCTGGTCCATGTCTTTTACCTCACATACTGCCACGACTGCGGCGCCCGTTTTATTCCCAGTGTTTCAAGCGTCAGTGGCTTTTCATACTCTCTGACCGCGGAAACTTCCCAGCCATACACCTTGTTTCTGCTCCCTGCTGCATAATTGTGAATATCATGTGCAGGAACCTTGCTTTTTCTCTCTGCTTCTTCAAAGTTCTTGATTTCCAAAACTTCCGGGCAGATAAATTCACCAACTATTCCCACGCCGCCCGTGACGTACACCAGCACCCGGAACGGCGCTTTGCATTGTGGCTTTGTCTTCCGCAGTTCCAGAACCTTTTCACCTGCTGCCATCTTCTGCCACCACTTCTGGTGTAGTGATAATATGACCACTGGCATTTTTTCTGCTTCTTCCATGCTCTTTACCTCTCAAACTCGCTCTTTAGTTCAATTCTGATATACAGAATGTGTTGTAAGTCTTCCACCCGGTATTGTGTGAATTGCTCAACTGGCACCTGCTCCGGCAGGCTGTCTGTTTTCGCCCAGTCCCACATTTGTTCCGTGGCTCTGTATGTTTCCATACCCAGTCCCATTTTCTTAATGCGTCGCTGCGGGTTCAATGTTCCATGCACTGCGTTTGCAGCATATCCACGGTATACAACCTGTCTGGCTGCGTTATATATCACCACTCTGTCACTGGGCGTCAGCTTGTCCATAATGTCGCCCAGTCTGATTTCATTTTCCATCACCATTCACCCCTCATTCTTCTTTCAATTCTTTCTTTCGCCTGCTGCACCTCTCTTGAATACTCTGTTTCTGTCAATCCTTTGTTCCATACGTGTTCATAGGCACCAGCAACGCCGTAGTTGTAGGCTGTCAGCACTTCTGCTTCTGTGTCGAACCTCTCTTGCAGTTCTGCCAGATAATCTACACCGACAAGCACGTTGAAATATGGGTTTTCCACATTATCAACATTCAGTCTGTGCATACGTTCTTTGTGCCACTTCGGTAATACCTGCATATATCCGGTTGACCCCTCTTTGCAGCTGGCGTCCCATCTGTACCCGCTTTCTATCTCGATAATTGCCAGCACCAGCGTATATTCAACGCCATACTGCTTGCAGATTATGTATGTGTACTGCTGCATACATTCCGGTAAATACCCGCCGTTGTCTGCGTAGTCCTCCGGCACTTCATATCTTGTCCAGCCCTCTAATTCCTCACCGGACCAGTCAAGGGACATAAGGTTGAACGGGTATGGTTCCTGCTGCACTGCTTCCGTGGTCGGCGGTGTCGGTTCCGGTTCTTTGGTATTTTCCGGCAGGCTGTTTGCAGCTGGCTTTACTGCTGCCCCTACTGTAAGCACAATCACAACCACTGCCAGCAGTCCTGCTGCAATGTAATTGCCGTATGCCTTAATTGCCCTTTTTATCCTCTTTCGCCTTAATATGCGGCGTATCTGCGGTGTTCTTCCTCTCACGCTTCTTTCCTCCTGTTCTGCCCTTTGGCTTTTCCTTTTTCCACATCTTCAAGTAAATATGCCACCCGGTCTGCTCATAGTAGACGGGTTCGCAAGATACGATATTGTAATTACTGTATATCTTCTTGAACTCTTCCAACCCGCCGTCTGGTGACTTTGCCAGCTGTTCCACTTTGCGTTTGCTGTACTTAAAATCATTGCACTTTTCTTCCGGTGCCGTCAGATTTCGGCTGTACTTCCAGTGGTTCTGGTCACGCTGCTGCTTCTCCCCTCCGTCCTCTCTGGTTACTTCCGGGCGGTCAAGGTTCCTGCTGCTGGAATAGCGTTTCTTGCCTTGCGGGTCCTTGACAATATATTTGCAAAGACCCTCTATGCCGTTTTCATTCATTTGCAGGCGGTCTGCATTTACCCAACCCAGCTGCTTTATACTTGCTCTGTATTCCGGGTCACTGGTCTTCTTCCAGTTGATACGGTCTTTTGTCCACATCATTTCCACGTCGTCACGGTCAAGTCCACCATTCATAATGATATGGTGGTGTATACGCTTAATGCTTTGACCGTCCTTTGTGTACTTGTATTCTGTTACCAGTATGTATTTAAGTGGTTCAAGTCCCAGTTTGTTTCTGCGGTACGCTATGCGGCGCAGGTAATTTGTCACTATCTTTTCTGCTTCTTCTACTGTGCCCGGCAGGTTCTCTTCACTGTATGTGCAGGACGTGTGCAGGTCCCCTATGCTGAAATTGCCATTGCCTAACTGTACCAGATAGCGTTTGGCGTTCTTGTCGTTAAGGTCTTTTTGCTTTGGGGCGTTGCTCTTTCTCTTTCTGCCCCTCTTCCCTCTGGTTGCCTGCTCTGCTGCTTCTGTTCGTGGTATTATGTCCACTTCTCTATAATTGGCACAGTCTGTCTTCTTCTCTCTGATAAACACCACTGCACTTCCTTTTCTGTCTGATACCTTTTTAGCGTATAAGGGTATACCAGAAGTGGTGGTGCCTATCCCCCATCAATCCTGCTTATTATCTCCATACCAGCATATATATAAATTTATATATTTCGTAGGAATGTTAATACCCCATACAAGCCCGTTTAGCAGGGATAAAACCCGCTATTTTCAAGGACTTTTCAGCCCTAAAATGTTTGACTTGTAACCGCCAATATGGTATAATAAACATGTATTGAATTATTAACATATTGACTTTTGAAAAGCCTTTGATTTTGTGTTTCCGGCACAGCTTCAAAGGCTTTTTGCTTGCCATTTTTACAATGCTCTGTACAACTCTTTGCGGCTCTCACCGCACCAGATTTTCTTCCCATCTTCCGTCTGTACGGTCACTATTCCGTCCCTAAATCTGTACCCGGCAATTATCTTGCCCCGGTGCCATTTACCGTCAAAATAGATTTCCGCTGGTTGTCCCTCGACGTATGGGAAATTATCTGCGCTCATTCGTCCTGCGCTCCTGCGTGTGCTTTCGCACCCGCTTTCAGTAAATCAGTTACCAGTTCCCAGCTTTCCAAGAACAAAGCGGAACGCAAGGACACATAGTGGTAGACGCCAGAACGGGCGCTGCCCAAGTACAGCGCACCAGCGCCACCGAAGGAAGTGCCGCCGAAACACGAACCCCGGATAGCCACGGCTTCTTCAAGTTCGTTGTCTGCCCATATTCCGGCTGTTTCGTTCTTCCAGTCATGCGGTACAATTCCCAGCTTGTACGCAATTTCTGGCATTTCTTCCAGTTCTTCCAGCTGCAAGTCCTTAATATGGCAGCCGTCCCATGCCACTTCAACGTCTTCTTTGGTTGAAAGTGTCACGCCGTCGTTTCCGTATAATCGCAGTGGCTTTCCGTTTGCTGTCGCAACCTGCCAGTCTGGGGCTTCTGTCGTGTAGCCGTCCACTGCTGCGTCATTGTTCTTTGTATACTCAATAACGCCGTAGTGCAGGCGTAAGCCCGTTACCCATTCATAGAAATTGCCACAAAGTCCAAACACGCCGCCTGCGGTTCCGTCATGGGACCATGTAAGCGGGTCAAGTCCGGTCAGTGTGCGTCCTCTGTCGTAATTCACGCCCTTTTCGTCCGGGTTGTCTGCATTTGCTCCATAATTGGTGTTACCGCCGATTGTGTGCCCCAGTTCTTCCGCTTCATGCAGTAAGTAGACAAATTCTGCATTTGTCATAAGGTGCCAGCCATTACCTTTTCTTGCACAGGCTTTGGCTGCGTCGTTCATGTTGATTGTGTGCTTTGGCTGCTGGAATGGCAGTGATACTGCAACGCCGCCGTCCAGCGTATCAATCACGGTGTTGTGATATTGTGAAATAAGGATTGCCGGGACAATCTTGTTTCTGATTTTGAACATTTCCGGCACGTCCTCCGGGCTGTATGTCCCCGGCTCCATGTAAAACATGGTCATGTAGTTTGGCAGTCCCAGTCTGTCTTTGGCAATGACCGCTTTTTTCTTCACAAATTCTTTCATTTTGTGGCTTTCCTCCTTGTATCTGGTATGATTTTTATTTGAACAGCCTTGCTGCTATTCACTGCTATTGACTTTTGAAAAACCTTTGTTTCTGCTGCTGCCCGGCGCTCACGCTGACTGCTTTTCTTTCTTCTCCGGCTCTGGCTGTGTCACTGTCACGGTGACTTTCACGCCCTCCCGCTGGGATATAATCAGCGCCAGCGTTTCAAAAAAGCGCTGGGCATTGAATGTTCCTTGTACTTCCATTCCTGCGCCCTCCTTTATACGGACTGCGGCGCAATTTTCTGTGCCATGCCCTTTGCAAATCTTATGCCCTGCATGAACACCAGAAAGTCTTTCTTTTCCTGCGGTTCAAGTTCCCCCAGAAAAGCCATGACCTCTGTTGCTTCCTGCTGGTTTTCAGTTGCAATCATGGTTTCCATGTTTTTAACTTCTGTCATGGTCTGTTCCTCCTTTCATGCTGTGTGGTTTCGCAAGCGGTAAACGCTTCTGTTGTAGCGGTTACTGCTTGTTTA